GCATCACTTGTCCTTCATTGTCAGAGCTTCAGTCTTGGCCTTTGATCCAGCCGATGACCCGAAATAGAACTGCATTACGCCGGTCCATGAGGTGCTAAGCGATCCCAGCATCATCAGCAAGACCTCGGTTCCTGTCTGCGGTATGCCAAAGACCATGATCCAGATCAGCGCACCAAAGAACCCGAAGGTAATGAAGAACGCCAAAGCCTTTGGCGTCCAATCCTTGGTCTCCCGCTGCATCTGCCTGGCGCTGTCTCGATCACCCGCCGCAATGCGCTCCAGATCAATGTCGAGCGACTTCATCTGAACCTTGAAGTCGGCATCAATCTTCTTGATCGCCGCCAACTGATCTGGCGTTGCAGACGCCATAGCCTCAGAAATCTGATCTTCTGAGGCGTCTTCATGTCCAAATAGCGCACTAGATAGGGTCTTCACGGCAACCCCTGCCAGCGGGCCTCCCAAGGCCGTGGCGATGGTAGGAGCAACCTGGCCCAGCAGCGGCCCAAACTTCTCTAGTAGATCCATTTTTACCTCCCGAAGATGAAATAGAGGATGGCGATGAACATCATTAGGAACGCCACTGCGCCAACAATGAAGATCATCGCTGTCACAAAGCCCTGCATCATTTCTTCTTGTTCCCGCTGGGCTTGCAACGCCGCCGCCCGCTGATCCTTCTTGATCTGGGTTGTTGCTGCAAGCACCTGGTCCCAGGCTGCTATCCCAAACTCGCCAATGAAGTGGTTTTTTAGTTCTTCCATCATCTGGTCAGCTTCTGCCTTTGCGGCATAGGCTTCCATCGCGATCTGCTGGGCTGATTTACCTGCCGTGAAGCTTCCCTTGGGATCTGCTGCAATCCGCGTGATATGGGCAACGCTGTCAAACAGCGATCCAAGATCCTTCGCCATCCCCTGCAATTCTTTACCAACGGCTATGCCAGCCTTGATGGCCTCATAGCTTCCCTTGGCAACAGCAAGGATGGTAAGTGGGTCCATTATTTGTCAGCCTTCCGCTTTTCCAGGCTGTCCACCTTGTCAAATATCTGGCGACAAAGATCTTTGATTTCTTTCAATGCTTCTGAGAACTCTTCTCGCCGGACGTAGCGGCTTGGCAAGTCAACCTCGATCTGGTGCAAGTCTGACTTCAGACGTTCAACCGCTTCCCAGAGTTGCCGCGCCAACCATCCAATGATGGCGAGGAATGACCCAAGAGCAAAGTTGATAAGCGTCTGCGTGTCCATCTTTTGCCTCGCGATGCACCATCAAAATTCTACATTGTGTGGGCTTCACGGTCAAAAAGATTGACACCATCGAAGACCATGCCACATTGGAAGCGTCAAGGAATGGTCCTTGGCTTACATGTGGCGAAGGTTGCGCGTTGCCGCCTGTGGCTCAGACCCTTCAGTGATTTGTTCGAAACACTTACCCCGGCTTATTCGGTTAAGCCGGGGTCTTTCGTTTAGGCGCTCGCCAGTTCCTGTATCTGGGCGGCAATAGATGCAAGCTGCGCCTGAAGCTCCTCCAGCGTCGGCTTCACCGGCACAGGCTCCTGAATGGTGGCGGCATAGGCCAGCGCAGCCGCCTCTTCCTCTGGCGTGAACTGGATCACCTTGACCTCGCCGGTTTCGACGTTGACCTCTATGCGTTCCATGTGAGCCTCCTATTCGTAGAAGATGTTGATGCTGCCAGCGTCGAAAGTTTCCGTGGTTGCGACGGATGTGATTTGTATGCGGTCTAACGCCCCACCCAAAGTGATCGGCGAATAGATGTTGGTCTGCTGGCCGTTTTGAGCAGTTGTCCCGCCGCTTCTGCCACCTATTGAAAAATATGACCACACGTTCCCAGTAATGTTATTGAGGACAAGGACCGCAGACAATGTGGACGCTGTCGTAGCCAAGCCACCAATAGCAAAACCCGTAGCAGTAGTAGTCCCACCAACGGCGGATGTTCCAGCCGCAGGAGCGAACATTGTGTATCCGTTAGAGTAGCCGCTAGTCGTATATGAGCCGGAACCAATCTGCGCCATAAGTCCGGTCGTGCCGTTCGTGCTGACTTCATTGAGAAGCAGTGTAATGCGCTTCACCCAAGAAGGAATGCCAGTAAAACCAACAGCAGTTCCGCTGGTTGTAGCTTGCGACGTTCCTCTGACAATCTTCGCAGTCGATGACCAGTTACTACCGTCAGTGGAGAACACGGTATTGCCAGCCGCCGTAGGCAAGATGCTTGCGCCAAGGCCACCGTAGCCGCCAGCGAGAATGCCAGCGGTACTAGCACCCTGTGCAAGAACTGAGATGTTGCGAGAGATGGTCATTGGTTATCCCTCATTCGTACAGGATGTTGACGCTACCAGCGTCAAAAGTGTCGGTGCCGTTGACGGTAGTCAGCCTGACTTGAGTAAGTGCGCCACCAAGAGATTGAGGCGCTGCACCCACAAAAAACGCCAGAGGAAATGCGCCAGTTCTGTTGCCATTCCCGAAATATGTCCAAACATTCCCGGTGATGTTGTTGATATTGAAGACAGACGAAACCGTGTCTGTAGCCAAGCTGAACGTCATAACATAGAGCCCGGTGGTGAGAGCGGTCATGCCGCTCGCCGTTCCCGTGGATTGGATAAACCCGGCTTGGCTTGAATAGCCAGATGTGACGAATCCGCCAGACGTTCCAAGTTGAATTTGAATTGGCGATGTGCCGTTGGTGCTGACACCGTTAAGCATTACCGTGATGCGCTTCACCCAAGACGGTAAGCCGGTGAAATCAACAGATGTCTGAGTGGTCAGCGTTACAGAAGTGCCCCTAACAATCTTCTGCGTCGATGACCAGTTCGTTCCGTCAGTCGTGAATATCGTATTGCCAGCAGTTGTTGGCGACAATGACGCGCCAGTGCCGCCATTGGCAGTTGGGAGAATTGTTGTGCCTTGGATGCTGGTAGAACCGGTCCAAGTAGCTATCTGCCCACTGGATGGTGCCCCTGTGATAGTGACGCCGCCCGTGAACGTGCCAATGTTGATCGCCAATACATCCACAATGTCGCCAGCCGCAGCGGCGGACGCCAACACGACGGTGGTTCCGGTTGTGGCCGTGTAGTCGGCGCTGTTGAGCAAGATGCCGTTTACATAAACCTGAACGTAGTTGACCGTGTAGGAGGCCGTGAAGCTGGTCTGACCGGCAGTCGCAGTGAAGGTGGTGCGGGTGTAAGTGCCTGTTGCAGGTGTCACATTTCCAGACGCATCAAGCTGAACAGATCGTGATGCCGCCATCGTGATGAAAACGTCTTTAGTTCCTGCCGAGAATGTGACGGCAGAACCAGCATTGGATGACGAGTAGATGGTAGTCCGCGCAAACGTGTTCGCAGACGAGTAGGTTCCAAGTCCAACCTCCCATTCGTTCAGCGTTTGATGCTGGATCGAATAATAGAAGGTGTCGTTGACGGACAAGACCGCAGAAAATGTTCGATAGCCAGTTGGCGCTGTTCCCGATACAGAGAACGAGCCAGAACCAGCCGTGGTCGATGTGTCTCGAACACGATCTGCGGTCACAAATGCCATTGGCTTTAGTCCTCAGTAATCGTCGATGCAGTCGTCAGGCGAGGCGTCACACCGGAGCTGACGGAAATGCTGGGGCTGACTGAACCACTGTAATAGAGGACACCAGCGCCGCTCGATGCCGTTCCAACGCCAAAATAGGTGATCGTGTTGGTCCCGCCGGTGCAGTTGGGAAAGTCGATGTTGGCGACAGGCGAAACGCTGTTGTTTGTCACCGTCCAGCCGCCCGTTGTGCGAAGGACCGCCACGCGGGCGTAGCCCGTGTAAGTAGCCTCGCTGGTGGACTGATCACCGGCCTCACCAGGGTCCGCCGTGTGGAGCGACACATAGAGATTGGTCAGCGGAGATGTTGCGGCATTATCGGCCAGATTGGCGATGGCCGTTGCGTTGAAGATTAGCTTCAGCAGCGAGTTCTCGAAGGCATTAGACTTTGACATGATAGCTCCTTAACCGTAGATGCCGCGTGGACGGGCGATGAGCGGCGATCCGCTATGCAGTGCTTTCTGTGATTCATCCTGCAAGGATTGAACGCGGGCCAGATAAATCTGGCTGAAGACAGGCATCCTCTGATCATCCATCAGGAATGGCGCTGCATGGGTGAGAGCGCCATAAAGGTAAACATCCGGCGCCTTGGTCAGAAGCCAATTGGTCGTATTGGCGTTTGAAAGCGCAGGGATCTTCCCATAGTAAACCATGTCGATGGTGATCTCATCGACCGCAGGCGGAACCAGTTCGATGACGCCAGTGGTCATCGAGTAGAACCTGGTGCTGGTGTAGATCTGCGCCTTGATGATCGAATCGGCCTCATCCGGCGTCACATAGCGCAGGGGACTCTGACCGCCCACAATCATCATGTTGATGGCTTCCAGCCAATCAGGAGGAAGCGCCACAAACTCGCCATCGCTGGTTGACGTTGCATGGACGATCATTTCACGCGAACGCAGCCGAGTGTTTAGATCAGCCTCGCAGAACTGGATAAACGTCTGGATCTGAGACGTTAGATCAGCACGGTTGAGATAGTCAGCAATGGCCGACTGCAACGTGGCGTAGTTCGTGATTGTGCCCATTAGCTCGTCATCCAGTGCGTTCTGTAGGGCGCCGCCTCATCAGTCATCAGCCATTTGCGCAGCGCCACCTTGTCGCCAAGAATACCACGTTGCTTGAGATCCATATAGAGGACCATCGGAATTGATGCGACCTTGACCATGCCATCAGGGAGCTTGTCAGTCCTGCTGATCTCGTTCCTGATTGCCTTGTTCTGCTCGGCAATCTGGTCAATCTCAACCGTGGTCTCAAGGACGATCTTGTTATCTGTCGTGAAGTGCATCTGCTGGCGTGTGCCAGTGAGCGAGTCATAGGCCAGTTCAAATGAACCCGGCGCGAAATTCTCAGCCATTATCCTCTCCCAGAAAGGTAGGAGCCGGGGGTTAATCCGGCTCCATTTGTTATCAGGAAGGAATGAGGTTCGCGATCACCGCATTGGCCTTTTCAGACTTCATGCGCAGACCGTACTCAACCACCATTTCCTTCTTGTCGAAGTCGCCGGTCTTGGCGATGTCGAACGTTTGGAAGGGACGGAGGTAGGCGACCGAGATGTACTCGGGGTCCAGCACAAAGGCGAAGTTGCCAGGCTGGAAGCGGTTCGGAACAATCGACACTTCGCCGAAGTCGCCGAGGTAAATGTCAGCCGTCGCAATGATCTTGAGAGGCGCGACACCAGTGTTCATCTGGCGCTGCTGAGACAGACCAGAGAAGGCAGACGCTACAGTCTTGTTGTAGGCGTTGACCATGAACATCTTGGCATCGCCGCCCTGCTCCCAGACCTGCTGGATAGCAGTCTTGAGCATGGTCTCGGTCAGAGCCACGTCAGTCGAGGTGGAGAGGCCGGTCCAAGCGGTGCTGGGATAGCCATTGCCGCCAGAACCAGACATGGCCGAGACAGTCGCCGCATTGGCCTGCGAGTTGGTGATCAGCCAGGTAGGCAGACCAGCCGTCTTGCGAGCGGTGGAGGAGCTGTTGCCAGCCACACCAGCCTGGTTGTTGGTCAGAATGGCTTCCATATCGCGCTTCAGCTCCTTGGAAGCTTTCGCTGTCTGATAGGCCATCTGTGTGCGCATTCCGGCATTATCCACGGCATCGTCGGTGCCAGAGACCGAGATCACCTTGGTGCTGATCTGCGTGTAGTTGGCGACACGAACGGTGTCCGTGAATTCAGCGTTGCCAGCAGCCGCGCCTTCGATGGCCGCATTCGACGTGCTGGCCGCAGCAAGAGCGTCAACCTGCCATTCGAAGTAGGTGTTCTTACAAGTGTCACGACCAATGTTACTCATGAAAGGAGTATCGACTGGTGAGATGTCATAGATGATATTGGAAAGGTCTTCCCGTATTTCGTTAGCCGCGTCGTAGGTGGTGACTTTGCTGAGAGATGCCATTTTACCTTCTCCGTGAGTCCATCAGACCAAATAAAGCAGCGGCATCATTGACGCTGCCAGATGCTTTGAGACGCTGTTGCATCCGCGCCATGTCATTCCCGCGTTGGGGATTAGACGTTGTGGAACCTGCCCGCATTGGCCTCGGTCCTTCCGATTGCTTCGGCTTGGGACGGTTGGCATTTAGCGCATCATATCGTCTGGCCTTCTCGAGGATGACGACATAACGAGGATCATACACTTGCGCCAATTCTTCTGGAGTGAAGCCCATCTTTTGGCCGTATTCCCGAAGGTTCTTGGTCGAAGCCTGCATTTTCTCTGGATCAGACCACTCCTTGAAGGTGGAAACCAGAAACTTCTGGCCCTCTTCTACAAGTTGCCGTCTAGCAGCCATTTCCCGCTCTTGCTCAACCATCTGGAGCCTAACCTGTTCCTGCTGCATCATTGCAAGCTGGTGTTTCCGGTCGTTCCATTGATCGCGGATGAGAGGATAGTTGATCGGGTCTTCCTGATGTATCCGCACCCAGTCCGGTTCTTGCTCGATCTGTGATTGCAGAATCGGGATCGCCGCACTGAGAGCCTGTTGCATCTGGCTCCGCTCAGTTTCTAGCTGCTGTTTCTCCTGTCTCAACTGGTTGAAATTACGCGAATAGTCGGACTGCCTTTGATAGCCTTCCAAAGCCTCCTTCAGCGGAACCTCAACCGTCTTTCCGTCGATCTTGACGGTTACGAGTCGGTTCGGATCGAGAGGTTTATCCTTGCCACCATTGTCGTCCGCGCCTGTGTCTGCCTCATCCTCGCCGTCGAACTCAGACGAATAATCATCTGATGCCTCGTTCTCCGTCTCGGACGTCTCATCGGCATAATCAAGCGCCGCCTCTGTCTGATCGACTTCGGCATTAGCCCTCTGCCTTCGATCTGGTCTGGTTTGGGCCGGTGGGCCTTCCATTGCAGATATACGTTCAGCGGCTTCTGCTAGGCTGATTTCGCTAGGCTGCGACTGCTCAGCATTTGACATATAAGTTACCCCATCAGTTTGCCCGCTTCAAGCGGTTGTTAAACCGCGCAATATCGGGCTCCGACGCGAGTGCGTTCAGTTCCGCCCGAAACGCGGCTATGGCGCGGACCATGTGGTACGCGGCATCTCTCCCCTCCAGATCAACTGGATCAGACTGCTTCCAATCATCAATAAGCCGTTGCTCGAGCCTGGTCAGAACGGCATCTGTCGCCTTGTCAGACGCCAGAGCCTTGGCGGATCGCCATAGTTCTTCCTGTTCAAAGGTGGACATTTACTGCATCCCCGGCGGCATCATTCCAGGCGGCATCATGGGCCCCTGCGGCATTGGAACAGGCGGTGGCGCGGCAGGAGGCGCGAACGCCTGCGCCGTCTTGAACACCTCTTGGATCTCGGTGCGCTGGCGATCCACCTCGGCCTTGATCACAGCCATATCCACCTGCGCCCCATACTTGGCTTGGATCTCAGCCGCCTGAAGCATCGCATTGATGAACATCTGATCGCGCTTGAAATCGTTCTCGGCGATGGCTTTCTGGCGATCCAGTTCCTGCTTGGCCGCATTGATGATGATGTCAGCCTTGGTTTTCTCGGCCTCGACGTCAGCCAAGAGCTGCGCGGGATCAGGCTTGTTAGCGCCAGCCTGCATCTGCTGCATGAAAGCCTGAACTTCCTGCGGGTTCACTTCCTTCCAGAACTGCGAGGCATCCTGGAAACCCTGCAAGGTCGTCATCTGCGCCAGCGTGTTGCGGAACTGTGCAAGATCCACCAGCGGATTGTTTGGCCCATATTTCTCGATGGTGCCTTGCTGCATCTGGGCGATTTGACCCAGACCCATCAGGCGGGTTTCATCAGAGCCGCGTCCCAGCGAGATGTTGACCACCATATCCATCGTGGCGTCCCAGCCACGGGGATCGACGGGCACAAACTTGTTGCGCAGGCGAATGATCTTCGCCTTGTCCTGGTGCTGGATGACCAGTTGCAGAAGACCCTGAAAGCAAAGCTTGATGCCATCGGCAAACAGCCGCGCAATCATCTCGATGCGATCCTGCGATGCAGACAATTGCGCCTGAACTGCCGCCCGAGTGGTCGATTGCAGTACGTCAGCATCCAACCCCTGCGAAGTGCGGGAGATGCCGGTGCGCTGGGTCTTCACCTCATCAAGATAGGCCATCACGCCAAGCGCCTGCTGGCCCACAAACGGCTCAACCAGAGGCGAGACCATGCCAGGGGCGCGAGCGCGGATGATGGCGCCCGTCTCCACGTTCATCACATCATCGATGTTGACCTGATTTTCGACGATGACCATACGCGGATGGATCGACTGCGCCAGGCTGTCGAGCGTGTTGCGCATGATTGAGGATTTGATCAGTTGCAGGTCCATCGTCTGGTCAGCAATCGACTTGCCGAAGATGGTGTGAGGCGTCGGATCAGGCTCAAGCAGCGAGAATGGCGCATATTGCACCACCTCATCGTGCAAGATGTAAGATCCATTGCCAACCGAGCAGACCTTGTGCAGTTCTGCGATGCCGTCGCCGTCCTTGTCGATCCGCATATAGCTTTCGACGTAGTAGACTTTGGTTGTAGCCTCGTCATTCTGCGCCGTGATGCCGAAAAACGACTGATCTGCGGGGTTTCTGACGATGACTTCGTTGTTCATCTCAAAACCGCCCGTTCCGGCGTTCTCTTCGATGATTGTGCGGTCGTAACCCATCTCGACCAGCTCAGAAATGGTCACCAGCTTGCGTCGAGCCACGTAAATCGCGTCTGCAATGCAGGTGGCTTCGTTGTCGATCAGGAATTGCTCAGGCGGAACGCATTCAACCACATAGCGAGGCGTCCTTTTGGTGCGCTTGATGCGCATTGTGATGCGCTGTTCGCCCGTCAGCAGGTCCATTTCCTCGGCATATTCCTCAACCGACACCTCATTGTCCTGGGCGATGAAATTCGCCTCGGCCTGCGATATGCCGGAATAGGAATAATACTCCACCTTCTCATCGGTGCGCACATACCATGTCAGAACGCCTGTTTTCAGGATCAGAGCATCCTTAATGGCGTCATGGAGGATGCGGAAACCGGGGTTTTCCTGCATGAAGATGTAGTTGATCAGGTCTGTCGCCTGTTCAGCGCTCTCCACATCCTCGGCAGACTTCGGGATGAACTCCAAAAGCTTGTCGCCGCCGGTAAAAATGCGCAGAAGTGACGGGATCATCGCCAAAACGGTGTCCCGCACCTCCGTCATGATGACCTGGGAACGGCCTTCTTCCTCGTTCCCGAAGAGATCGCCCAGATAAAACGACATTGCGCGTTCACGTTCCGGCGCAATATAGCTATCAATGTAGGTTGTGGCGTCCTCGATGGCCTGGGCAACGCGATAGCGGAACTCCTCGTCCGTCATTGGCACATCATAAGGCGTCAGAAAACCGGTCTCACTGTTGTAAGCCGAATCCTGAACGCCATCCGCGCTGATCGGGATCAGATCGGGGTTATATGCGCCATATGAGGTGACGGGGTTCGCCATGATTTCGATCCTTATTTCTTCTTCGACTTGCCAGCTTCGCTGAGCGCAATCGCGATTGCCTGCTTCCTGCTGCCAGCCATCGGAGCCTTCTTTGGCCCCTTTGGGTTGACGCCAGCGTGAAGCGTTCCAGCCTTATATTCGCCCATCACTTTGGCGATCTTGGCTGCGGATTTGCTGGGTTTTTTCACGACTTCCTCCCAATGATAATGGCTAGTCCAGGCTCATCACCTTCAGACCCGTTCTCGTCCTCATACTCATCTGAATCGTCACCCTCGGACTCGTCCTTGATTGGCCCGCCGACAATCCACGCAGCGCAGGTACGCTTCGCAGCACACTTGAAATCAAAGATTTCACAGAAGCCGAGATCGCCAGCTTCAATGACCTCCATTGCATCGTCTTCCATCCCATCGCCAATGCCCTCCTCAATGCAGTCGATGATATGCTGCTTCTGGTTAAAAGCAGCACAATTGCCGCAGCGCATTGTTTTCGCCTCTTCGCCAGAGACTTTCCAACGCTGACCCATTCTGCGCCAATACTGTTCGTTCGGCTGATTAGGGTCCATCGGCCCATAGTCAGCTTTATCAATGGCTTTGCCACGGTTCTTCATGTTTAAGGTTATGTCGCCGGTCGCCTGTGGGCAGGCATCGCCGCGCTCGCTGTCTTCCATGTTGATGGGCTCTTCCGGTCCCATGCCCATGTTATCTTCCATCATGCGCGGCATGAGCGTGATCCTTATTTGAAGCCGATCAGGAGTGTAGCAGTCGTCGCAGATGTCACTTTCTGCGTCCGAATGGGAAGGATCGTGCCAACGGGAGGAGCAGTGAAGGTGACCGTAGTGCCCTCTTCAGTCACCACAGTGACGTTACCGGCGCCGCCGACATAGATCGAGCCATAGGCATTGCTCTCGGTGTCAGACTTGGTGATCGCAACTGCATCGGCAAACGTGCGACCGTTCATCAAAAAGGAAGCCATTTCATTCTCCTACTTCTTGCGGGACGCCCGCATATTGTCGATGAGGTTTGGATAGGGTCTGCCAGCCGCCTTAGCCGCCGCCATCGCAGCGGCCTTCTTAGCTGGCGTCAGCTTCTTGTCTGACTTCGTAGGATCTTTTGTTTTCCAGACAGGCTTCTTCATATTCAAGCCTTTCCTTTATTTCTCGCCGAGATAGCTTTTGCCTTGGCCTTGGCATCCGCCTTTGAATTCGCACCCCACGCTTGCAGCGATAAAAGTAAACGTGTTGGCTTTCCCTTTTCATCCCGTTCTGGCCCCGGCATGTTTCCCATACGAGCCAAGAATGAAGCACGGCGAGGATTATCGCCAGCCTTAACCGGGGGTTTCAGGTTCATCCCCTCAGCTTTTGCAGATGCGCGGCCCTTGGCATTCAGCCCCCCCTTGGGGTTCTTGCCTTCCGCCCTCTGCCAAGCAGGCGTCTTCGCCATCACACGATCCCGCTAATTGAGCGCCGCAGCGGTTTGCCGGGACGCCATGCAAATGCTCGACCGCCCACACCAGCGGCAGTTCCGGCAAACGTCAAACACAGGCTATCCGCCAAGTCGGGCGAACGCATCCCGCGTTTTCTCATTCCGTCCTTGGACTCTACCACTAATTTGCCAGAACTGGAAAACGTGTAGCGAGGGGCGACCAGTTCATGGCGCAGCGCCTCATCCCTCGGCAACTTAACCGCCCTGGTTCCAAGCCAATCCTTGACCGAGATCCACAGTTCGTCCCGCAGCCGATTGGCATTCGGGTTCATGGCTGAGCTTTCCGACACGTTTACATCTCTGACGTTGTAGCCCTGCTCCCGCAGTCGGTCGGCAACGCCTGATCCGAGACCGATTGTGTCCACGCAGATCTCGTCTGGCGCATCCATCTTGGCTTCGTTCACAATCGCGCCGACCGTCTGCATCAGATCGAGACCGCCCCAGGACTTTATCTCGACAACCACGTTGCCGC